CATAGTCACATATTCATGTTTAGCATTAGTTGCCTGTTTGATAGCGTCTTCGAAAATTCCTTCTAATTGTTCATTAGGTTCAAGCATATACTAATCCTTTTTTAATTTGTTTTGTTGCTCTTTTGTTTGCCATATCCCATTTCATTTTTGAAACACGATCTTTATAAACTATACCATTCAAATGATCGCACTCATGTAGATAACAACGTGCATCATATCCTTCAATTTTACCTACTTGTTTTTCACCGTTCTCATCAAAAAATTCTGCTACAATCCAACTCGGTCTATTAATTTTAACAAATACTCCTGGAAAACTTAAACAGCCTTCCCAATCCAATATCATATCTGTACTTGCATCTAGCACAACTGGATTAATAAAAATTTGTGCTTTGTCTTTGTGATGTTTAGAGCCCATGGTAAAAACAGCAGTTTCTATTCCTACTTGACAAGCACTCAAACCTACACCATCTTTAGAAAACATTACTTCAAGCATTTTTTCTTTAAGTTCTTTAGGGTCCATTATTGGATTTTCAAAATCAAATTTAGGCATTTGTTTGTCTAAAATTTCTGCAGGGTATTTTACTAGTTCTAACATAATATATACTTATACATCCTTTCTTGTGTTTGTCAATATTCTCGCTCGCTCAATTAGGTCTTTATGATGCTCATTTATACTTTTAGGAACAATACCTTTAACTGTAACAAATAGTGTGCCTATTCCTGGAGCATTTACAATTGGCATACCATGACCTTTCATACTAAATGTTGTTCCTGGTTGTGTTCCCGCTGGTATATTGAGCATAAAACTTTTATTATTAAAATGCGGAATCTGTATTTTAGACCCTAAAATTAAATCATATACACTAACTTCTGCATTATGATATAAGTCGCATCCGTCTCTTTGAAATTTAGAATCTTTTGAAACTGCTACTGTAATTATCAAATCTCCTGCGGCAATTCCCGAAATTGAATTGTCGCCCATGCCGTGCAATCTAATTGATTGTCCGTGATCGATTCCAGCAGGAATTTTAGTTTCAACGGTTTGCTTTCTTCCACTAGGTAACGGTACTTCAAAATATACATCTTTTCCGTTATAAGCATCTTCTAAACTTACTGTGTAATTTAAATTAAGTGATTTATTTTTTGGAGAACGTTGTTGTCGACGACCGAACACACTACCAAATGGGTTGCCTTCTTGACCAAACATTTCTGCAAATATATCATTTACATCTCCAAACCCACCAAAGCCTTGTTGTTGGAATCCTGCTTGTTGTGGATCAGTGGTTCCAAACTGATCATACATTTGTCTCTTTTTTGAATCGTTAAGCGTTTCGTATGCTTCTTTAATTTCTACGAATTTTTTTGAGTCGCCACCTTTGTCAGGGTGATGCTTTGCCGCAAGTTTTCTAAATGCAGTTTTTATTTCTTTATCTGAAGCCGTGCGAGAAACGCCTAGTATATCGTAGAAGTCCATACTTATATAATAAGGCTAAACTTGCTTTTTGTCAAGAGTTATTTGTCGTTTTTCTTGCTCGAACCAGTGTATAAACCAAACCAAGCCGCACCCGCACCAACTACAATACTAACAAGTCCTGATTGTTCCATTGTAGGATTAGGTAAGTTCATATACCAAACTACAACTTTGTATAATAGAACAATGTATGTTGTAATGAATACTCTTGGAAAAATTCTCCAACTATCAACTGCACGAGCCAAATGTATTAGTCTTGCATATGGATTTGGTCCTAGATCTTTTACACTTGTATCAACTTCTAGTTCAACAGATACTTTTTTGGAAGCAGAATCTTTATCTGCTGGTACTACAATTTTATCTTCAGCCATTATTTTTTACCCTCTAATTTTTTTATACGAGATTCTAACTCGTCTATCTTTTTTGTAACATGTGGGTATTTTGTACGCCAGGCGTTTGGATCATTTTGTAACCATGTCCAACCCCAACGATTAACTAGATATTCAAGGGTAGCATCAAACTTACCTACTGCCCATATTGCCATTCTTGTGTCTTTAAACCAAAACAAGAAAGCGGCACCAAATAATGACCCTGCTAGTGCTGTGTAAATCCACAGTCTATCAGTAGCCATTCTTTCAATCATTTCCCACATACTTCGCTCCTTGTATTATGTAGGTATTTATTCAGGCTTGGCTGGTTTAGTCTCTTCGCTTTCGTAATATTTACGGTATTGATCTAACGTAGCACCTTGTTTAATCATGTATGCACGTATTTGAGCAAAGTTTTTTGATAGTAATTGGTAGTCATCATCACTTAAACCAAATAACACAGGATCTTTACCCTGTTCTTTAAGTTTAGCAAAAACTTCTTCTGCGTTTTCACTAGTAATGATTACCCATTTTATTTCCTCTAATTTAGGTGTTTCTGGATTAGGAAGATTAAGAGGTGCTCTTTCTACTTCTGTCTTGAAAATATCTAACTTGGATACCGTACTACAACTAGTAAGGAATGTAGTTAGGATTAGCAAGGCTAGGACATTCTGTATTGATTTCAGATTTCTTCGTAGCATTCTTCTCTTTCTCCGTTAAAGGACTACCCATAGCAATTTCTACACAACGCATCGCTTTTTTAGTAGCACTGTTTATTACACGTTCGACTGATTTACTTCTTTCTTCAGCAAGTTTACCAATATCTCTTACTTCGCCCTTGCCGTTGATTTTGTTAAAGCGTTCGTCCAGTGCCGCAAACTCTTTAGCAAGAACTCTATTCTTTTCTTCAAGTTCTTTGTTTGCTTCTAGTATAGCAGTAAAATCTTTTTGCTGTTGCTCTATAACAGCCTGTTGTTCAGACACACTGTCTAATAGTTTAGCGTTATTTGCTTCACTAGTAGCAAGATCACTTTTAAGTGTTTTTACATATATAAATCCACCACCAGCACCTGCTAACATAATTAACACCATTGCAATTTTAATTGAACTAAACATTTTTTATCTTCCCTGTTTACAAACTTCTATGACAATCGTTTTACCATCGCCGTCCACAAATTCTTTATATAGTGGCCCTTCGTGCTTTTCGTGTCCGCAGTTTTTGCAGGAATCACTCATACCATTTTAAGTGCGGCTTCTGTAGTTTCTTCTACCCTACGAGTCCAGCCTCTACCGAAAGTTTCAAAGGTGCTTAAACTTTCATAGTACGATTGACGTTTTTCTTGGAACTCTTTAATTGCTTTTTCAACTCCGTGTTCGTCAATATATTCACCTAATTTTTTAAGTGTGTTAGGACCAATACCGCCATCTGCAACTGTGCCAATCATAGTTTGCAAATATTTTGCTGAACGACCCGTACCTGCATTAACTCCAAAGTCGAATACACATAAATCTAATCCACTAGGAATATCATCACACTTCATACGTCCCCAGTAGTTCTTTTCATAGATCGGCGCAACATCATCGACAGTCAAATCTTTCATGTCTTTGGTACCGCCAAAATCTTCGTAAACTCTTTTTGTTACACCCAAGTTAGTTTCCCCACCTGGATCTTTTGGATGGTTTACATATCCACCTTCGTGATGCAATATCATTTCTAAACATTGTTGATAATTTTCACTTGCCATATTTTATACCCTTTTCATAATTTTTGTACGAGGACCATTTGTAAAAAACAGATTGTCTTCGATTTTTTGTATGTTATAGTTACCCATAAACTTTGTTAGGAACAGCACTTCTGACATAGATGTTTCATCTAAACTTACTGCTCCTGCGTATTTTGTAAGTAATTCTTCAGTTGGACCTTCTTCTACTACTTCCATTCTAACTTTTCCTGAAGCATGTCTACCAAATTCAATAATATTTTCTTTTACATAACGTTGTTCTGTTACACCTCTATTGAAAAATCTATCCAATTCAGTTTGATGATATTCTTCTACCATGCTATCATAAGAATCTTTGTTAAGAGGAATAACACTTTCTGCTTGATTTTTATCAAAAGCATTGCTTTCTATATTTTTATAATATCTAAATTTCCATTCTTTGATTCCTGTAAGTCTACTTACTTCATCTAAAATAGTATCAATTCTTTCTGGAAGATGTCTATCTCTTTCCATTTCAACAAAAACATTATATTTTCCTTTGCTGTTTTCTCCGGAACTAATGTCTGCGTCTAAAACAAAATCATAACCTTTTTCAATAAAGTTCATTAAGTCTTTTGCTGGTTCTTGATCACGAACTTCAAATGCTAAAACAGAAATATTTTTATCATTACCCATTTTGGATTTAAAACTGTCTACACTGAATATTTCACTTACGTAATTTTCTAAATCATTAGGTTGTAGGCTCATTTAAATCTCCTAGAGTATCAATATCTGTTTGTGCTTCTGCCGGCATATCCGGTTGTGTGGTTGTTTCAATTGTTTTTAAAATTTCTTCGTCTACATTACGCAAGTAACCTTTGTACATATCAAACATTAAACTTTTTGGCATTGCAACACTCACTATCCAAATAGGGTGTCTATCAATTTTACCTTTTTTAGTACCTGGTCTGTAGTCATCTGGTGATTCAATCTTGCGTGGTTGTGTCAAATAATCTTTTTTGTAAGTCACTTTACAGTTGTAATCTAACAGTCTTTTACCTGCTTGCGGATCAGGCATCTCTTTTAAAGGCCACATAAATTTACACTCTACAGTGTGTTTGCTTGTGATAGGACCTTCAACTAGTTCACCTAATTTCCAGTTGTCAAACACATACATGTCTAATTCGTCAAAAACACGCTCAAAATCCTTTAAAACACGCAGATTAGTGTTAGAATCGTATATAGTTTTAATATTTTCAATTACTTTTACAACGTCATACATAATATCTTCTCCACTTTTATTTATCGTAATACAAGAATGATCAAAAAATAAACATATTGGTTTATTATCTATATTAACTATTAAATACTTTTGCAGTCGGGCAAAGTTACTTCAATCATAAAAAGGAGGACGATTTGTCAAGAGCAAAGCGTAAAGAACGTAATAGGGAGCGTTCACAAATGGATAATATTAGATATATTAATCCAATCCCTAACAAAAGACGAAAAGTAGAGGTTCTTCCAAGGAACCTTAACCAAGAGACTTACCTTGAAACACTCAAAAATCCTAAAAAGCATATAGTATTTGCAATCGGACCTGCGGGTACGGGTAAAACACTTATTGGTGTACACAAGAGGGGGTGATTGAAATATCTCCGCTAGCCTACATGAGAGGTAGAACATTTAAAAATGCATACATTATTGCAGACGAAATGCAAAATGCTACACCTAGTCAAATGAAGATGTTATTAACTAGAATTGGTGAGCATAGTCGCATGGTGGTTACAGGTGATCTACAACAGGCAGATAGAATGAATTCTAACGGCTTGTTAGATTTTACTAATAAAGTAGAATCAAGAGATCTTAATCATATTGGAGTTTGCAGATTTGATAAAGGAGACGTAGAACGACATGCGGCGGTAGTAGAAGTACTAGATATATACGGCGAAGATTAAATTTCCTTATAGGGTAATTTACTGAAGAGTTTAGTTTTGTCCGACTGCATACTAAACTTTTCATACTCGGGCATAGGGTCTTTGGCATCCGTAATATTAGGCCAATTACCTGTTGTTGAAAAATACTCGTTGTGTTTATACCACGGGTCGTTTACATCGTCTGTCTGATAAATTGCTTCTTCAGGACATTCAGGAATACAAACTCCGCAGTCAATACATTCATCAGGGTTGATTACTAACATGTTTTCACCTTCGTAAAAACAGTCTACAGGACATACAGACACACAGGTTGTATGTTTACACATTATACATTTGTCGTTTACTAAATGAGCCATATTAACCTCCTAACCAATTTACTACACCTCTAATTGCTAAAAGCAAATACATTAATTCCATTAATGCTCTTGGCGTATCTTTATCTTTAACACCCATGTAAATCCATATACTACAACTTACAAGGGCAACACTCCATCCTAGCCACTGTATGTTAGGGTTACCACCACTTAATAAAAATGCACTAACCATTGCTAGGATAAAACCCAACCACCGCCAGCCGTCTATATTATGATAGTAACGGATTTTCACTTTTTACTTTTTGCTTTCTTTTTCTTTTTAGCAGTTCCTGCCTTCATCTCACGATATTGTTCACCAGTCATGCCTGTGGGTATGCGTTCGATCTTGCCACCCTTCTCTAAAAATTCTTTTATCATTTGGTCTAATTCTTCTTGGCGCCTTCTAGCACCTTCTGGGTCTACAATATCCTTTACATTATCGAATGGCATACTACTCCTTTGTTAGTCGTGCTAGTTTAACCAACGTAGCACTCATGTTTATTTCTGGATCAGCAACAAATGAATGATCTACTAATCCTTGTTTGATTATTAAAATTGCTTGGTCCTGTTTATCTTCTTCTGTTGTAAACACTTCCAAGTTGTCATACATCCAACGGAAAATATCTTCCATTTCCTCTGGCCTTGCTTGACTGCAAATTAGTTTACGTGCTTCTGTAATTTTGCCTGCTTTAAATAGTTCTACCATATCTACTTTGTAATCACTTTCACCTGTATCACCTTTTTGTGGTGGAAGCAGTTTGCCTGTAGTACTGTTCATCTGACACATATTGATACACTTACGCATATCCGGATACGTTGCTTTTACAAATGTATCTAGTACATCTAGATCAGGTTCAACACCTTCTTCCAACAAGATAGTTGCAATACGTGCTGTGAATTCTGTTTGATCTACGTTTGTAATATGAAAGCCTTGACATCTACTATGAATAGCAGGAATAATTCTGTTAGGATAGTTACAGGTTAAAATAAATCTGCTTGTAGTATGATATTCCTCCATTACACCACGTAGTGCGGCTTGTGCGTTTGGTGATAGATAATCTGCCTCATCAAGTAACACAACTTTGAAGTCTCCAAATGGAATCATTTGCACAAAGTTTACAATCTTATCACGAACATCTTCTACGCTGTTTGTTCGCGATGCGTTAATCTCTAATACGTCATATTCATTAACTTCAAGTTCATTTAGCAATACTTTTGCTAGTGTTGTCTTACCAATACCAGCATGACCACTAAAAAGCAAGTGTGGAATACTTTTATCTTTAACCCAACCGTTTACTTGATCTCGTTGTGCTTGATCTCTAAAAACATAATCCTTTACTTCTTTAGGACGATATTTTTCTACCCATAGTTCTTTAGCCATTTTGTTCTATCCTTTTTCGTAATCCACTTGTACTAAATGAATGTTGTCTTTTATTATAGTATATTTCTATGCCTTTGTCAACACATAGTTGCTTGCCTGTGAAGTCGTTTTGACGATATTCTTCACCAATAAATCTTTTATTAATATCATATGTTAGCAGTATATCAATTAGATCTTTTTCGGTTTCGTAAGGAATAATTTCATCAATGTATTTGCAACCTTCTAACTGAACATATCTTTCAAACACACTTTGGATTGGTTTATTCTTTTCGGGTCTGTCTATAGTTGGATCTGTTTGGAGTCCTACTACTAGGTAATCGCAATTTGATCGTGCTTCTTTAAGCATAGCAACGTGTCCACTATGGAAAAGATCAAAACTACTAAAGGTTATTCCTTTTATCATTCATCGAGCCTGTATAAACTTTATCTAACAAATAGAACCAACCACCATTAATTATTGGTTCAATAACAGCATCAACTGCCGCCAGTTCTAGTTCTGCACCCGTAATTAATCTGTTACAGGTCATTGCTATTATAATATGGCCGATTGTGTAGATAATTGCTCTAGCCAAACTGGAATGACCAACGAGCCGCTTTATTAGCGTGAATATACCAACACGAAATTCAGTCATAGTATTATAATACTATTCTTTGTCTTCGTTGTCAAGTATTTTATTTGAGTGTTTTACCGTTTCAGGACTTCTATATTCGTTTGTATTGCGTAAATGCGGATATTGATATTCTTTCGGTACATATCCATATCCTATAACACGGTCCCAATCACGTTGTGTATAATAATCATTTTTTGGCATTACAAAGATATTTATTATTCCTATGATTGGGTAATAATATTATAGATCTCTTGCCAATTGTCTGCACGTTTAATATTTGGATTTTTGTAATCTTGATTCCAATTGTGTGATACTAATATACAACGGTGACCACAATTTAGTCCCGATTCTGCATTTGCTGGTTTATCTTCTATCCACCAATGTCCGGGTTCATATTCTTTAAGTGCTTCGTCCTTGTCTGCGCCTGTTGCTAAACACTGCACACGAAAGAATGTTCCACGTCCAAAGAATCTTTCTAAATTCATTGTACGTAATTCGCCTGCCCAATGATCTGTACTTAAACTAGTAATGGCTTCAAAGTGATAACCTTCTGCTTTAAGTTTTTGAACATATTCAACACTGTCACGGAGAGGTTTTAAAAATCCCATCCATGCACTTTCGTTAAATTGTTTAACTAGTTCATCACACTGTTTTTTACGCTGAAAGCCATAACGCACATATTGATTATACACACCTGGCTTTTTAATACGGAATCCACGTTCGGCCATCCATGCATCAAACGCTGGTTCCCAGTCTAGTAGCACACCGTCTACATCTACTAGAATTTTTTTCAATTACAAGTCTCCGTCTTTTCTGTTTTCGGAATAGTGTACGTCAAACTCTCCGCCTGGATATCTTGCTTTAAGTTTGTTTACATTTTCTGCTACGACTTCATTAGGATCGAGACCCAATGCCCGGCAACTATTAATCCAATACCACATAATATCGCCAAGTTCTCGTTTGCAATGAAAGACAGTTTCGTCATCCATAGGTTTACCTTGGAAGATACATTTTTTAACAATTTCACTAAACTCTCCTCCTTCTGATGCAATACCAATTGCACCGGTCATTAATAGTGCTGTGTTTATATTAGGGTTATTGACTTCGATGTCTTTTGCCCTATAAAACATTTCACTCAATTGATTGCTTTCTTTTGATGTTACTTGTTCTACAAAGTCTTTGTATTTGTTTAAGTCTACTTGTGCCAATTACTTCTCCTTTGGCTCTTGATGTTCCCAATAAATGATTCTTTCCCCAGTTTCTTCAATTACGATAGGTAAAGAATATTTGTAATCATTTGCTTGTTGCCTTCCTACATATTCCCATGTGTAGCCTTTTTCATTGTTCTTTTTGACTTCTGCAAAAAATTCTGCATTATCATAGGCAAACATGCCTAACATTGTCACTAGTACTGCCGTGAACATTTTTTCCCCTTTGTTTGTGTTTTATCTTGCCCCAAAATCTTCTGCCTTTGCTTTATCCGGTGTTGTATCAATTTCTTCACCAATATATACATCATTAGGTTTTTCATCTGATACAGCAAGTATTTCTTTAATGTCTATTTTTCTTACTTCAATCTCGGTCCCGTCATCTTGCTCAACTATAAAACCTCGACTCCAACGACCGTGTGCTACTAAAATCCAATCACCTACATTGTACTCGTCTTTATTTTCATGCCCTTTAGCATACACCTGACACCATCTAGGATAAATGCCACGTGTCTGACCGTCATCGTTGCTAATAATAATTCCGCCTTTGGTTTTTTGTTCACCAAAATGCATATTATATGCAAGTACGTCATCATGAATAGGACGAATACTACCTTTTATTCTTGTTTTTAAACCTGTAGGTCCGCCCATCATTTTTGTAGCATCGATCATTACTATTCTCCTGTAGCGTCTTTAATACCACTGCGTCTTCTACGGGCTCTTTGCACAGCCTCGGTTGCAGTGTCTAATACTTTTTCTTCTTGAGTTACTTCTTCTTTCTTCACTTCAGGTTCTTTTTCTGTTACAACTTCGGAAACAGGTGTATCTTCAACCTTCAGTGTTTCCATTGGCGGGACCGATGCGGCTTGTTTAGCATCTTCAGCAATCCTTACGTTATCAGGATCCGGTGCCGCGTTTGGATTATTTTCATAGTACTGTGCCATAATTTGTTCACGTGTACGCAAAATTTTACCACCAGTGCCAATTTCGTCGCCTCTAGCATTTACTTTCATATTGCCAATTGCTGGTTGTAATTCATTGGAAGAACGTAATTTATCCATATCAATAATACGACCTTGCATTGTTCTATATTGTTTTCTTACTGCCATAATAATCTCCTTTGTATAGGTACTTATCTCATGAATTCCGTGGGATCTAAATTATATTTGATAGAATCTACTTTGTGTACTCCTAACAAATATAGTACGTAACTGGCTACACTAGACCCACGTCCTACACCCCATACAATGTTGTTTTTGCGTAGTGTATCCACCATGTATTTAAGAAATTGTAAAACATCCATCATAGCATGTGACTTATATAAAGATAATTCATAATCAACACGTTGTTTTTGTTCTGGAGTTTCACAAAGACCCAATACGTAATCTTCAATATCAAACTGCTTATACTCTGCTGGCATAAACCAATTTAGTCTATTGTTTTGATCATACAAATCTTGCCCGTCTTGATCATTGATAATTGTTTGGAAAATTTCTATAGGATCTTTATTTTCACTAACAAGATTGTTATATTTCTGAATAGAGTCGTTTTGTGAAATAACACAATTTTTTATATTGTGTGTTTTGTTTTGATAAATTAATTCTATTATATTGCGTTCGGTTAGTATAGATTGGCCAATATTATTTTTCTCGGCCACCGTCGATAATTGTTGGTTTAAATGATTTGTCGTCTTTTGCTTCTGAATCATAACCTAAATCTTTCCAACTAACTGCACCTTGCCAGTATTTTTTAGCATCAATTTTTTGATCAAATGTTGATGTATCATCTCTGTTCCACCACGGAGTGTCAATAGATGCATCAATCCATTCGCTAACATCCAAATGTTTATTTTCAATACTTTCTTCATCTACTGTATATTGTACATTATCACCTAGTTTGCTGTCAACCGTTAATTCTCCGATTTCGAAAAAATCACCAACAATTGAAACAATTTTTCTGTGTAAAACTATTCCTAGCAATTGATCATATGGACTTCCTGGAATCAATAACTTGTTTATTGGCATTTTAAACCAAATAGATTGTGTTTGGTCTTTGGGATTGAAAATAATACTGTTTTCACAAAGTCTATGAAAGAGATATTTGACTTTTTCAAATGCAAGATTTTGTGTTTTTATTTCTTTAACTTTTGGTAAAAAAGTTACATTTACATTATATCTATTAGGATATACACAGTTGTCGATTACAACAGTTGCATCGAAATGAGTACTCCAAGAAAAGTAATTTATTTGTTCATTATTCAACATTAATAAGTGATCCTAAATCGTTGTCGTTGTCTTTATTAGTAGCGTTTTGAAGTTCTTGTCTTTGTCTTTTTACAAGTTCTTCTCTATACATAGTTAGTACAGAACTAATTTGTGTCAACACACTCTGATTAGGAAATCTTGTTGCTGTAGTATATTTTTTTGTAAGTTCTATTACTTTCTTTTCTAGTTCGTCCGTAGAAAGATTAGCAGGGTTTTCTACAAGAGGATTAAACATAATTTTTACTCGTATAAACCGAGATACTTAACAAACAAAGTAGTACCACTATCCGGAGACCAAACTTCAAAAATATATCTTTTGTTTGCTTCAATTGAAAAAGGAAAACTTAATGATGCTTCTTTAATTGTATTTCCACTAGGATTATTAATAGTAAAAAGTTTTGTAGATCCTTCTGTTCTCACATCATAGATAACATGTGTCATGCTATCACTTGGTGCAAAGTTAATAATTTGCGGAATATTAACTGTTGGATTTTCTCCTGAAATTAATAGTCTTTTGTATGATCCTGATTGATAATCAATAGTAGTTTCACCGTCAACACTTGATGTTGTTGGTGCTTTAATTGCTGTATCAACAAAGATTGCTTTAGATAACTCTTTATCAGTAAAATCGTTGTTTTGATCTACTCTTGCTCTAGTATCTTGCAAACCAGTAATTTCTGTTTTTGCAGTTGTCAGGGCCGTTTTAATGTTTTGGAAATTATCTCTAAATCCTTGAGAATCGTTATCCTGCCCTGCTACCGGATAATTGTCATCTATATTTGTTGTACTAATGTTACTTGCCATATTATATCACCTTCCTTTTTGGAAATGCAATGTATTTATCACCTGTTTGACCCTCTACAGAGTCTATTGTTAATCTATCAACTTCAAATTCAATATTCTTGAAATCAAAGCCACTTTCTTGTATATTCTCTAATATACTTATTCCTTGACCTGGCATAACATATGCAATCGCGACTGCTTTTGTATAACCTAGTGCCAATCCTGTACTTTTTTGTGAAGTACTCATCCACAAAGGTAAGAACTTTTCATTGATTGAAATCTGTGTACTATCGTTCTCTGGATATAAACTTAATAACTTTTCTTGCATGTTTGTTACACTATTTGGATATAAAAATCTGTATGCTAGTTGGTCGATAGTAATTAAATTTGTACTTACTTTAAATTTGTTTGTATCGATTGTAATTGGTTTATTTCCTGTCCCAAACGGAATTTTTTGTGATACTGAACCTTTAAGTCCTTCTGCTTCATCAACTAGTTCTACATAAATCACTTCATATATTACATTATCATCAGCATCACTAGCATCTGCTATCTTAATGTCTCCAAATCTAAAAGTTTTAGTATGGAAGTTTGTAGCAAGTGCAGGAACATATTTTTCAATAGCCAAAGTTTCTATACCATGTTGTAGTAACATTTTAATTTGTGGTTGTGTACCAAAGTTAGGATCGTTAGCACGATACAGTGATTTTTCTGGAAAGATTTTAGTATCTGTTATAAAGTCGTAAAAGTATTGTCTTTTTACTTTAGGTAAAAACGGCTGTAAGTATATATTAGAATATTGTGTGATAGTGTCTGCTGTTACAGCAATTTGAAAAGTTTTTTCTACAGCACTTAATTGATAAAAATCTCTCGCACCTATTGTAAATCTATAAATTCTATCAATTGTTGTCGTTCCAGCATCTAAACTAAAACTGTTCAATCCAAATTGTGAAAGGTCAATAGTTGTTAGTCCGTCTTTAAGACCTGTTGCACTTTCAAACTGATTAATTTTTCCAATTATTTCTCCACTGCTTCCTAGTTGAAGACCTGGAGGAAGACTACCACTTAATAGTGAATATCTTATGCTTGCGTTAGGCAAAGTAGTAGTAGCATTGATTTGTAAAACACTTTGTTCATTAGGTACAAGTGTGCCTAACAAAGTTGGTGAGGTAAACCTAATTGTGCTATCGACTTCTCCTTGTATTTTTAGTATAAATTGTCTATCTTGATAAACAGTTTCATTAGAAAAATTATCATCTCTAGTCACTCTTACAGTAAATGTGTAAGTTTCTGTTACAGCAGGCTGATAAGGTACTTTACCAAAAAGCACACCGTTGGTTGTATCTAGTTGCATTCCTCTTGGTAAAATACTTTGTGAACTATCTTCATTTTCTATAAGGCTATATGATACAGTGCCACTGAATTGGTTTGGATCATAAACTTCTAGTGGTATTGTAATATAATTGTTTGCACGTTTTATTCCAAGATTACCAGTTGTTGTAAAAATTGGTGCTCTTAAATATGTTGCTGAACTAATATAAGTTTCTGTGTCCGCACTTATAAGTGTTGTATCTGTCCTAAATTGTTCTTCATTTGCAACAAGAATTTTAAATTTTCTAGTTTCTCGAGTTACGCCATCGGACACCGTTACTCTAAATTCATAGTATCTAGCAAGGTGTCTAGGAATAGCAGTATCTCCCGATGCATTACTTCCGTAATCATATGGATACAAATCGTAAAATTGTAAATCGTATGCATTACTTGCACTTTTGTAATCAACAGTCAAATCTGCAGAAACAACCCCAGTAAGTCTACCGTTTTCATCCATTCTCACACCCGGAGGTAATTCGCCAAACAGATCGTCGAAATAATAAATTAATTTTTCGCCTGCTGTTATATCAGGGTCAGTAGCACTTAATTGAAAATCAATAGGTGACCTATTGATAATAAAATATTCACCTTGTGGCCCAATCGGAAGTGTGCCTTCAGGAGTAATCCAAAGCGGCGGATCTTCGCCTTCTACTGTATATGAAAATGTTCTATCAATAGAACCTTCGTCATTAGATGCTCTAATAACAAATTCGTGCAGTGTAGTTTCAGAAACTTCTAACGGAGTTCCTACAATCTTGTTTCCTTCAAGTCTCAATCCTTTTGGTAATGAACCACTTATTAAGGAAAAAGTATCAGCATCAACTGCTTGAAGTGCTACATCGAGAGTAATTCGTTCTTGGATTGTACCTAAACTACCTGCTGTTGTTGTCCATACTGGTTTAGCCATTTTCTATCCTCTTACCAGTATTTACCTTAACTATCAACGCGACCGATTATCCACCAACTATTGTCTGACCAAATAAGTGTTATACTTGCATACTCAAAGTTTTCACCGATTCTCGTTGTTCCACTAGCACCGTTTAATGTTAGGCTAATTTCTACATATCTGTCTAAAGTAGGTGGACTTACTGGTTGGTAAACACCTCTTGATTTTAGTTTTATAACTTTAATTTGTCCTTCTCTTGCACCGTCAGCAAGTGTAGCATTTGCAATAGTAGATCCGCCCGCTGTCCAATTACCTGTAGTAATAAAGGTACAATATGTAGCAATACTAATTGCTTGAGGACTAGAAGTTGCACCAATTGTGACATTATCATTGTTTGCAATAAATGTTCTACCAGTTGTAACTACGTCACTATCTAATTCTATATAGCCAGTTCCTAGATGTGCAATTCTTATGTTATCGTTTGAATTGGCAGTTTCAATACTATTACCTTCAATTCTAATATTACCAGCATCTACATAATCTGCATCAACATTACCTGTCAAATTTCCTTGGAAACCTGTGTTGGCAATTATAGTTGTTCCTGTTACTGCCGCTGGTGTATTACCGCCTACAATGCCGTCAATGTTTCCTGTAACATTTCCTTGTAAGTTTCCAGTTATATTACCAGTAACATTTCCGTTAAAAGTATTAGCATATACATTGTCAAATTTAAATGTTGCACTACCAATGTTTACAGTTCCGTCTTGATCAGGAATAATTGATGCATTAGTTGTTAACTGTCCTGCCGCATCGAAAACAATATCGCTTCCTGAAGTAAATGTTGGGTTTCCTGATCCTGTAACATTAAAGTTATCTACATTAAGACTGCCAGTGATAATTAAATCATTTAGTGTTGTAGTTTGTGTGCTAGTTAAATTTTTTGTAGTTACTGTATCTAATACATTTAAACTGCTTTTAACAGTTAAGAAACTTTCCATCTCTACGCCTGGCGTGAATGATACAGCACTTGAATCTGTTGTATCTACCGTAGTAACAAATAGGTTAGTTGTAGTAATGTTAGTTGCACTGTCAACATCTCCACTATGTGTACCTGAACTATTACCAGTTAAACTACCACTGAAACTTGTTGCTGTAAGTGTGCCACCATTAGTAATATTATTAGTACCTAGATTTATGTCACCAGTCATGGTACCACCGGAAGTTAATAAGCCTCCCTGCGTAGCAATATATGTTCCATCTACAACACTTGTAACATCTACAAATTCTAATGCTGTACCACTTGCCGCAACTCTTACAAATTTCAATGCATCAGCGGCACCACCTGCATATGATGCTGGAGTGTCTGATAGTCCTACAAAAGTTGACGACCCTCCGCCACCTCCGCCACCGGCACCCCATTCTAATATTGTACCTGAAAGTGGAACAGTTAATACTTCGCCTGTGTTACCAATTGTTTCAGGAAATTGATAAGCACCATAAAAACTAACTTTACCTGTACCGCTTGCATCTAAAATTAAATCTTCGTTTGAATCTATAGTAGTAATTGTTTCGTCTTTAATCTTAATACTGTCAAGTATAATTGACCCATCTGCGTTTACTTTAAATTCTCCAGTATCCCCTTCAAAGGTTCCTCTTCTAAATGGTTTAGCAACAAACGCATGATCATTACCATCGTATGTCATACCATAGTAACCCATACCTTGTGTTGTACCGTTTACTTTATATTCATGGAAATGAATTTGTCCGTATTCTGTACCAACATCTGTAAGTGGAGAATCAATGTAATGAATATAGTTCATCATTGATGTTAAAGTATTATTATCACTCCCTTGTTTTTCAAAGTATGCATCACTAATATCTGGCATTCTTACAATGAACGATGCATCAGGGTTATTAGGAGCCGGTGCAGTAAGATCTGCATAATTTCCAATACTTCCAAAACCACCAAGTGCTAATCTAATAAAAGCAGTATCTGGTCTTGTAATATCGCCGCCGATATCATTTCTCAAACCAAACGCATTTAAATTAAATTCGGATCCTAGGCCACCACTTATGTTTCCTGTTAAATTACCCGTAACATCACCAGTTAAATCTCCATTAAGTGTGTTATCGAGCCCATTTACGATAGGTGTACTATCGTTTCCAAATACACTACCTTTCAAATCTCCTATAACATCGCCTGCAATATTTCCTACGTTTAAAGATCCTGTTGCTGTTATATTTCCTGTAATATTAATATTGCCACTACCTACAATGTCAAAACTGTTTAGTGTTAATGGTCCACCTAGTTCTGGAGTAATATCTTGTACTAAATTTAAAGAGGCACTTATTTGGAGATCAGTTCCGACAATATCAGTTGTAACGTTAGAACCTCCTTTAATACCAAATACAGAATTTGGACTGCCGGCTGTAATAGTATCGCCGCTGTCATCTTGAACTCTACCAAATGCATTTTGATCAGGGTTTATAGGATTAAGTATAATACTTTCTCCATCCGAAGTAACAGTCAAATTATTTGTATTGGAAGATTTGATTCTTTTGAAAGTTAAGTCTTGTAAAACTTTTCCTGCAAATATTGCTTCCCCATCTGTAATATTACCTAGATTAGAAGCAGTATTTGTTTCACCGCCTAGTCCTTCTAGAAAAGTAAAGTTGTCGTTTACTTTATCAAATGCGGTACGTAAATCGTCTCCTGTCCCGTCGTTTACGTTTTGACCAATGTTTATAGTTTGTATCGCCATATGTTTCTTCCTATACTATTTACAGTCTACCCACCACAACTTCGATGGTTCCAACTTCCTCTGAATCATAATCTTGTAATGCTTTACCAATTACAGCACCAAGTTTTGGATCATCTGATGCAATACCTACACCATCGATATCACTGGAAACAATCATGTCACCTTTTGAAATTTTACCAACTACCTTACAAGGAACGCGACCTTGTAGTGCAACAGCAATCACAAATTCACCTGGCATTTCTGAATTCATTAAGTGTGCTGGATTAGTAGATACTACACCAGCAATTTTAGTATTCATTTCGCCTTTACATACTGTAACTTCATTATAACCACCAAACATTAAAACTGTACCTGGTTCGTAGGTATTGTCACCTAAATAATTTTCAGCCAAGTCAGCATATTGTGCCGCTGTTGCAGTACCGTCGAATGTTGTTGCATACACAGTTGCCCAGCGTGTGCCGCTTGCACCAATGTTACCGTTGTTGTTTTGATCTGTGGTAATATTACCATCGACCTGGATATTACCTGTAAATGTTCCACCTTCTACAGGAACATACTGATCATCTAGAGCCGCATCACCGAGGGTTACTGTAATACTAATATCACCACTACCATCAATAGTTGTTGTACCTGTTGCTTGTCCTGTTAGTGTAATATTTCTTGTAGTTTCCCATTGACTTGCTGTAGCAGAGTTACCAATAAATGTTGATGTAGCATCTCCGTTATTTGTAAGGACAGTTGTACCACCGTCTGCACTTTTTATATTGGCTCCGTTAATATCGTCTGCATGTAAAGTAGCAGTATAGATATTGAGGAATCTAAATCCGGATGGTTGCGGTCCACTACCTAAATTGTAAGTATCATTTGCACTAGGTAAAATATTTTGTGAATTCATTTGTCCAGTCATTGTACCACCGGATTTTAACAAAGCACCATTTGTATCTAAAACAGCATCATCAATATATGCTTCAACACTTGTGTTAAATTCAATAAGTGCTCTAATTTGTGCAGGAGTAAGAGCAACTACAGCGCCAGCACTTGCACCAGAAGTACCTAGCATTGTGTTACCAGTTTGATGCCTAATTTTATTTAAACTTATACCGTCGCTTGTTGATGTTGCTGTAAGTAATGATACCCATCCGTCTGTTGATGTAAAGAAATCATCATCAAAACTAGACAAACCACTTCTTGCTTGCTTATCTGCTTGTGTGCCAGTTGGCGCCGCATTTTCTGCTGTTGCTAGTTGTAAATTTAATTTACTTTGTGAAATAGCCGCCGCAACACTGACGTCTGCATTTTTGACTGCTCCACTGGCAAGTTGTATGTTAAGACTGTTTCCGGCTCTGTTAAATCTTACATCTGAACCAGTACCAAGTGGTTCACCAAATGTTGGACTTCCGCCTGTGGAATCAACTGTTGTATCTAATGACACGTTAACACTGTTATGGAAATCAACAAATTGATTACTTGGATTAACTCCTGTAAACATTACAATATCAGTATTGCTTGGATTACCTGTAATTGTAACATCGCTTAATCCACCTAGTGTTGATTTTCTATCTACATAAGATTTTGTTACAGCATCTTTATCTTCTGTTGGATCCATTAAACCTTTGATTTGGTTATCATTCATTAAGATAGCACCAGCATTGAGTGTGCTATCATTTAACATCTCAAAAGTTTTTACTTCGTTTCTAATTGAATCAGTAGTTGCACCTCTAAACACATTGTCAGCATAGTTTTTGTTTACACCGTCGTCTGCTTGAGCACCTACCATTGAAATATTTGTAATCAAGTTTGAGTTCATGTTCAACTCACCTTGCATTTTATTCCATTGGCGAAGTGTAACATCATAACCATCTCTTGCTAACAAACCACCTGATGTTGTACTCTGTTGATTATTATTTGCAGTAAATGGTGTTACCGCAGTACCGTCTTCGTGTCTACCAATTACATTTGAATTCAAGTGTGTAACGATAGTTGCTTCTGTAGGTACAGCATCATCTGACTTACCTTGCATTTTATCGTCTGTTGAAAACTCGTCAATTGTAGTACCTTTAGTAAAACCAATACTGTCAACGTTTGTTAATCCAATGTTTGCATTAAGTTCAACTGAACCGTCACCTTGGTTTACACGGAAAAATCTACCAACTCTAAAGTTACCATCTTGGTCAGTACTTGCATAGAATACTCTACCTGCACCTTCTTCTACTGCTTCGTTAGCCTGTTCAGCACTAAAGTCTGGTCTACCAACAGGCTCTCCAAATACGTTATTAGGATAATTAGAAGCCGCATAGTTACCCCAACCAATGTTTAGGAAGTCGTGTCCTGTTGCTCTCATGGTTGAAATTTTTGTTGTTACCCTAATGAATTCGTTTGCAGTTCTACTACTTGGAACTCTTAAATCAAAAAGTTGTAACTGATAATCAACTTGTGTTCCGACCTCGTCGTCTGTGTTGTCTCTTTCAACATTTAAAATTCTAAAGACTTGAGCATCACCTGTTGAAAATTGTAATGCACTACTTGGAAGTACTCGTGGTGTATCTAAAAGTCCTTTAACATATATTTTCTTACCAACGGTAAGCATAATCTTTTCACCATCAGCAACAACAGTACCTACGCCTAAACTTAATTCTTGTCCTAAACTTAAAACGGCTCTACCACCACCTGTTGCAGTACCGCCACTGCCTGTGTATACACCAGCACTTGCTAAATCTAGTTCTGTTGACAAGTTAGAATCTGTGTAAACTTTAAAGTCAGTACCACTAGCATTACCTACATAGTAGACTCCGTCAACACCTGTCATTCCAGCACTATCGAATCCAGCAAGTTTAATAACACTTCCGTTTGTAAAATAGTGATTTGCTGTTGCTGTAAAAGTGTCATTTGCATTATTTGCACCTGAAATACTTACACTTACTGGCGTTACATCTTCAATGGTATATTCTGTTGTATCATTATTAGTTGAAAATGCACTTAAAATCATTCTACTGTCTGGAAACGGTAGGTAGTCAAAATCTCTAATTTCGAATTGATTATTACCTGTAATATTATTTGTGCCGCCAGGGTTATGCGAAATTACTTCTTGTGTATAATCAACATCAGGTGAGCCTGTTTTGTTTACATTTAGTTGTCTAAAGAATGTAGTACCTGATTGAACGTTTTCGTTTGGATCACTTCCTGATGCTTTAATACCAATACGACCATAACCATTAGAACCGTTTAGTGATCTAATTTGTCCACCATTACGTGCCCAGTATGCAGTATCACAATAGTATGTAAATACAGATACCGCTTCAATTAAACCTGCGTTTGTAGCAACTAGGCCATAACCATCACTGTTGATTTGTGTGTAGTCGTTACAAGCCATTGACTTGTTACCAGCAGTTTCTAATCTTATTTCTACACCATTATCAATATAACCATTATTAAGATTTCTAGTACTTACTTTTATTTCTGTATCAGCCGCTAGTGTTAGTGTTTGCCTAAATGTTCCTTGTCCTAAACCGTCATCTACCGGTGCAGTAGAACCGATAATACGATAAGTTCCTTTTTCTGTATCACTTGGATTATTACCTTGATACAAGAAAGTTGTTGGAAGTTGTACAGGTCTAGTTAATCCTTGCAAGGTTATTGAAAAACCGCTCGCATTAGGACTATCAACTACAGTACCATATTGTACACCGGAGTTACCGTCAACATATTGACCACCACCACCTTGTCCACAGAATGATGAACATGTTTGAGCATATGGAGATTTTGTAAGAATTTGTCCTTCAGGATCAAGTGTCATAACAAATCCTTGATGTCTTCTAATACTCAAGTTTCTAATAATAGTTGAGTTATTCATCAAGAATACGTCACAATGTTGATTTAGTTTTTTAAGTTCTACTACAGTATTATTTGTAATTGAATATGTTAATGTAGTTGTGGTTGTTGTGTTAATGTCACTATAAAGTTCACAATCAGCAGTTTGGAAATCTCCAACTCCTAATGGATCAAAAGTAATATTTTTAATGTAGTATCTAACACTTGGACCAACACCATCGGTGTGTTCAAAGTACATTCCGTTCAAAGGATAGTACACTAGATTTTTTAATCTTACACTTCCTGCTCCAGCACTGTTCAAACCACCATTACTATCTGCTTGTGAATATTGACTATCATAGTGATTTCTAAAACGTGCAGATTTAGGTGTTGTTCCAGAATTATTATAATTGAAAAGATCTCCTCTTTCAAATTTCATATCTATAGATCTTTGAGGAGGTCTTACACCAACTTTCGATTGTATCAATACACGTCTAAATTCGTCACCTTTTAAGGATACATTTTCTGGTATAGGCATTGGACACAATTCTTCATAATTGCCTGACTCAACATGTACTGTTATTTCAGGTAATGGAACATTTTGTTCTCTTCCTTGCCCACCTGTTTTTGCAGGTAGTGTTCCTAAACCACCTGTTATAGCATTGGTAATAATTGCAAATAAACTTGTTAGAATACCACTAGCAGGTGTTTCTGCTGTAATACTAGTATCAATAACCTGTACATCTGTACTTACATTATTAGTAGTTCCAACCAAAGCAGGTAATGATCCCAAACCTCCTGTGATAACAGAACTTATGTTGTTCATCAATGTATCAACTTTTGTTCTAGCGGCAGTTTCACCTGCATTAGATAAATCTCTTACTTGTTTGCTAGAATCAACTGCTGTTTGTAAACTTGTGAATAATATATTTGTAAGAACGTAATCAGAAACTAAATCTCTAGCATATGCAACAGCCGCCGCTGTTTGTTGCTCTTGTCCTGCAACTTTGCTTACTGCACCATCATAGTATCTTGAAGCATTAATTCTTGTTTGTGTGTTACCGCCATATTTTAAATCAAATGCAACACCATCTAAAATAATACCAACATCTCTAGCACATTTATTCTCGTCATATGTAAAGTTTTCCCAAATACTACCAGGTGTAGCATTTGCAACCTGATAATTGATATATGCTATTGTTTCGTCTACAACAAATCTTTTGTTACTATTGATAAGAGCATAAGCATTTGGATTTGCAGTAGCATCTGGAGCAACATAAGCAGTGTTTGTTAAAATATTGTTTAGGACTAAATCTCTAGCAAAATTTATTGCCGCAACAGTTTCGCTTTGTTGTCCTGCAACTAAACTTATATCATCACCTGAATTTCCAGGTGTTCCTGCATTGTCCCAATAACTTGTCGCCGCATCAACAGTTCTACTGTTACCTACGTAGGTCAAATCAAATGACATAGCATCAATAATTAATCCTACATCTCTAAAACATTTTTCTTGATCATAAGTGAAAGAACTAGAAAAACCATCTGCGTTGTCATTGTCTGCTACTTCTCTATTAATAAATGCGACAGTTTCTTGTTGAATAAAACTTCTATTTCTTACAAGTAAACTGTTAGCAAGAACGTTAGTTGTATCTTCTGTTCCGTCAGCCGCCAAACCTACTGTGTATGGTCCTGGCTTACGTCCAGGTGTTGGAAAATAATTAATATGACTGCTAGGCAATAAACCTTCTGATTTTAATCTAGCATCACCTTTGATTACACGTTCTGCATAAAACAATGCGTCTCTAACACTCGAAAAAGCATTACCCCAACTTCTACCTACTTTTAATTGTTCAATACCTGCGTCTAGTTGTTGTCTCTCTGTTCTACCTTTAGAAGAAACATAGATGTTTAAGTTTGAAATGTAACCTGTAGAATCTACATAATTTTTTGTAACTGCTGTTAATCCGCTATCACCTTCGATAGGATCGCGAGCAAGTATTAGTTGTCCAGTCATTTCGTCACCGGATTTGGATACTTTTGTATCTACATATTGTTTATTAGTCGCTTCGTCCAGCAGTGTTGGAATTCTTGGTTGTCCTGCACCGTCTTGTAATTGTATTTGTCCTACTGCTACATCTCCAGCAACATCAATAAATGTCTGATCAGCATACTGTTTATTCACAGCATCTTGTGCGTTGATAGGATCAGCAAGACGTTTGATTCTAAATTGTCCAAGTGCATCAAGATCACCACCTAGTTCTGGTGATGTATCACGTGCAACTTCAGTACCAGTATTTCTAATAATAATTTGTGTAGGGTTTGTAGATTGATCAATAGTTACACCGTCACCTACTAGTGTTTTTTCAATAATTTCATCACCATTAGCATTTGATGCTAACACTTTATTAGCAGTTAGTGCATTAGGTGTATTGTCTAGTGTTTCAAAGTTTAGACCGCCGCCTAATCCTAGTGCCGCATATAGTTCTGTAAAGTTTTGATTTGTTTTGTCAAAACCTGTTCTAATACTATCACCGGTTGCGTCATTACCAGTTGCGCCAATATTAATCTCTTTACGTGCCATATTTTAAACTCCGAAACTTTCTCCACATCCACAACTTGATGTTGCATTAGGGTTTTGTATACTCATGTATGATCCAAATACTTCTTTTTTATAGTCTATTGTAGTACCCATTACAAACATTAGACCAGTTGCATCAATAGCAAAATTGCCATTACTTAATTCAAATATCTCATCATCGTCTTCTACTGTATCTACAGCATTCCATTCATACTGAAAACCAGCACATCCACCGCCCTTAACGCTTAATTTAACGTACTTTTTGCCTTCCTTTGCAATGACGGTTTCCATGTGTTCTTTTGCTGAATCTGTCACAGTTACAATGCTCATGACAATATTTATGTTATATTTTATAATCCGAATGTAAATAGTGTTATGTTCAAAAGAATAGAAAATTCTATAACTCACTACTATCGTAAAAGCAAAAAGGGCAAAGTACACCCCTACAAACGCATGAAACAAATTGCTGTGTTTGTATGTGATGAATGCAATGAAGAGTTTAAGCGTGAGAAAGGTAAAGTAGATCCTAGGCGGTTAAGCGACAACTATTTTCATGTATGTCCTAGTTGCGATCCTAAAAGATTTGCACAAAAACGTGGAGTTGAAAAAAGGCTGGTTTGGAATATGCCAGCCTCTATAGATAAACCAATTAGTAGTTTGTAATTATTCAGACTTGTAAATAGTCCAAGCACCATATGCGATTGCCGCATATGCAAGTAATCCTGCAAGTGGTTTAGCAATTAGCACAACAATTCCTAATGCAATAAGTGCCGCACCGTCCCAAGATGTTCTTTCTGTGAAGCGTTTTGCTACCCAACCTTTAAAATTATCTAACATAGTAATCTCCTTTATTTTTTAGGTTTTACTTCTTTCCATAGTTGATCAACTAGTTTTGGTTTAGTTAATCGTTTGTCTAACTCAATGCCATGAGCACGACCTAGTTGTTCAAGTTCGTTCTTTGTCATTTTTGTTAGTTCTGCCTTTTTCATTACAACAGGCTTGTCTAACACTAATGGTTTTTCAGCAATTTCTGTTGGCATGAATATATTTTTAAGCCAATTAAGCATTGTACTCTCCTAATCTTTAAGTATAATTACCCCACAAGCGAGTCGTTCACCTGCATTTCCGGTTTTGAGTGATTCTGCATCGCCGCCTTTACCTAGGTCATCTACATCAGCATGGACTACTATTGCACGACCAACAACACTGCGTTCACCTATTAGATCAACACGTTTTGCTATAATAGTGAAGTCGGCTACGCCGTCTGTGTTCGCTGTGACATTTCCTAAATCGCCTACATGACCATTATTAATATCACCGTGATCTACATCATCGGGATTATAATGTCCACCGGCGCTCTCACAGCCATCTGTCAAATCACCAAACTCGTGTATATGAAATCCATGTTCACCAGGTTCTAAACCTGTAATACGTCCTACTATTACAGTACCAGATCCTTTTTTCATTTGTCTCAACAAAATAGTTCCTTCTACTGATTCTCCGTGATCTAAATTACATAATGCAGTAACATAGTCATCTGATTCAGTAATAGTGGTAAGTTGAGTACACTGGCATTCTGCGGCTCTTGTTCTAGAGCAACTTTTTTCTGATATCTCTTGTAGTTTCATACAAGTATTTATTGTTCTTTTTTATACAAGTCCCATAATTTATACTTGTTCCTCCAAGTTTTCATCTCTGATGCCAACTTGTAGTTATGTGGTATAAACTTTAGAGGTTCTTGCTCGAGTACTTTCCTGATTGGACTGTTCTCGAATAAAATTTCGTCCTCGCTCATAAAAATATTTATGCAGTTTTTCACTTGCAAGGTTCTTTGCTTTGCTTTCTACCATTATATCTGCGTACGGCCAAAACTCTAATGCCCAGTCATTTACTGCGTTGTTCCACATAAAATCACTGTGGGCACGTAGTTTTTGTTTCTTGTATCCTGTTTCTAGTAGTGATTCCATATTAGGTTTAGAATCCTGTGGGAAATCTACAAGCACATCTTCACGGCTAACACTGTAATGAATAACAGGTCGAACACCACGCCAACTGTCTACTATGCGAGCAAATCTATCGTCGGTGGGTTGAATGTATTCTCCACTATTGACCCAGTGATGGTGTATGTCAAGAACGAGGGCAAGGTGGTCTGCAAGTTCGAGGCTTGCGTCGATTCCCCACGACATTTCGTCGTTCTCGATCGTGATAGTGTTTCTTGCTTCAGGCGAGAGTCGTTTAAGTGCGTCGATGATACCTTGTGGACCTTTTCTACCCGATATGTGTACATTGCATTTAAAGTCTTGAAATGATTTGCCGTATCCCATCCACCTGATGACATCCACATGATATTCAAACTCCTCTATACTTCTATTTACAATATCAGGATTATCTGACGCAAGTACAGTAAACTGACCAGGGTGCATAGAAAGCCTAACATCAAGTTCCCTTGCAACTTTGCCGGCCCTTGCGAAATGCTTTTCGCAATATGCGACCACATCAGGTAGTTTCCAATAATAGCACCAAGTAGGCTCTGTGTACACAGGAAGGACATCACTACCAAGTCTAACCATGCGTAGTTCATTAGGTAATCCTCCTACGTATCTAATCAAGTTTTCAAACGATTTGATGTTATGTACCATAATATCCCATAGACGTTCTTCTGCAACTTCTTTAGTTTGTCTATTAAGCCATGCAACAGTTGTTGAACGTGTATTGAATGGGCGTTGAATTTCTTCTAGTAACTTTTTCTTTTGTGTTTGGTCGTGATGCATATACTTACATGCAAATCCAATTCGTTTTGTCATAGTGTTTTTAATATTTTCCAAGTTTCTTCCCAGTCTTTAATATGATAACACAAACCTAGATCTTTGTCAACAAGCAGTTTTTTCAAAGGATAATCGTTTCCTGCTTTATCCATTCTATCACCAAAGAAATGTAATTCATCATTAGGATCAAAGTCTTTTATAATTTGTCCTTTGTCATTGCCTTTTGGATATATGTCTATTCCAGTTTCTCCACCAACTCGTGCTTCTATATTTGGAAAAAGTTCATTAAATTGTTTTGCAATAGTATTGCGTTCGTTTTTATGCTCATCCCATTCTTTATATATGAAACGCTCTTCTAAATTTGCATTACGTCCTACAATGCTATAGTTTACCATGCCAGGGCGATGTTCAAAGTGTAGTCCTGTTTTTCTGTAAAACTTGCTTTCTTGTAGTTGTATTTCCAACCACGCAATAGCATCTTCGGGCAGATGCCATACTTTAGAAAAAATGTTTTTACCATTTTCCCACACGTCGCTACCTGAACAGTTATATACACGGTTTACATTTTCACAAATTGTGGAACCAAGTTGTTCTAAAGTTTTAGGATAGTCACTACCAGTAATTAGATAAACATTATGATCATAGATAAATTCTATAAACCATTTTTGGAATTGATCGTTTATTTTTTGTCGACTAGGTGTAAGTGTGCCATCGACGTCGAAAATATACCTTTTCAAAATACTACTCCATGTTTTATATATTGTAGTATAGATTTATTTGTGTGTCAACTAAATTTTGTCTTTGATTGCTTTAAGAATTGCCAATGCAGATTCGTTACTTCCGTCGAACTGCATACCTAGTTTATCTGCAACTGCATTTAGTTCGTCGTCTAGTAAATCATTTGATACTACTTGATCAACATTTTTAAATGTTAATACCATGTTAATTGCACGTCTTTCTTCTGTGCCTGTATAAGCAGTTACTCCGTGCCATACACTACTTGGAAACATTACAATTTTACCAGGCTTAAAAGGAATTACGTATTTGCCATCACCTTTAACTCCGCCCCATAGTTTTGGATTTTCCCATCTTGGATCCCAAAGGACTAAATCACCGCCTTGTCCTTCTTGACCTTCGAACCAACATACTGCACTTATAGTTCCTCCATGATCTTCATCTGTATGGATATCCATTCCTGTACTATTAGGTGAAAATGTGCTTAACCAACTGCTTGCAACTACAGGTGTTATATGATGCTTTGGAGTAAAATCTTTTGCCCAATCTATTACAGATTGTTTAATATCCTTTAGCCCGTCAATTTGTGACATTGGTTCTAGTTGACCTGATGGAATATCAGGAAAATTGTTAATTTTAATGTTTTTTTCTTTTACAATAGTACCCCAAAGTACTTTGTAATCTTCAAATTCAAATGTTCTGCTCATGACAATATTTACCTTTTCACAATCACTTCCAATTATTTTTTACCCACGGATCATCACAATTATGTGGATTTGGATCTCCGTGAAACACGCAAATAGAACAATCATCAGGTGGTATCACATCTTCTACTTCTCTAAATCTTCTATTGCCCTTGGCTCCGGAAGTTAAAATCCTGCATTTACGCACTTCCCATTTCCAACTTCTAATCCATTCATCAGGCCATAATGTAGCAGGATTTGATTGATTAGTTGCTGTCCATAACCAATCTTGATCTCCAAAATGACTTTTAATTATTGATTTTGGATCTTTAATAAAGTGTGTCCATACATCATTTAGTTGTCCTAATTTAAATCTAATAACACTTGAGTTATACTTTTTCCACTGCGGTTGCATCGATCTAGTAAAATCTCTAATTACACACCATTTGTCTACTTCGTACTCAAACAGTTTATCCAAATTGCCACTTACAACAACATCTAGATCCATATACAAAATTGTACTGTCTTTTGCTAAAGGTAAGTCTGCTGAATACATGTAAGGCTTACACCACCAACCAGTAAGTTCTTTTGGCAAATCTAAACAAAGTATATCTTTATTGATATCTTGTTTATTATCTGTTAAACATACCATAGTAAAAGGAATTGTAAGATTTTGTTTTACCATGCTGTAAAGTGTGTTTACATATTTTGCACTATACTTGTCACCGTGCTTTAAACACAGTACATAGTTTTTTCCTTTACTATTTACAGCATCATATGATGGATAGCCTTTTTCAAATACTGGGGCTACTACTTCTTGTTTGCGGCGGTTGTTTTCTTTTTCAAGCCGACGCTGTTCTCTTATTTTTTTCCATTCTTCTTTAGAATATTGACTTTTATCAATCTTCGGCACTCTCTAATGCTCCCTTTATTTTTACTATATCATCAATAATTTTTTCAAAGTCAGTTAACTTAACCATATTAGGTCCGTCACTTGGAGCATTATCTGGATCAGCATGTACTTCTAAAAAGAAATTTGTGATCCCCAAAGCACACCCGCTACGAGCCATCCCAGGGACGAAAGAACGATTGCCGCCGCTACTAGTCCCCAATCCTCCGGGTTTTTGGACAGAGTGCGTAACATCGTACACGATGTCAGCGTCAATATTGTCGAGCATCCACATAAGACCAGTATAATCCACGACAAGAGTGTTATATCCAAAACTTGTTCCCCTTTCTGTAATCCATACTTCTTTTGCACCTTCTGTTTTTGAAAGTATACCTTCAACGTCCCATGGTGCAAGGAACTGTCCTTTCTTGATATTTACAATCTTTTTTGTTTTGCATGCCGCTTGTACTAAATCAGTTTGACGGCATAAAAATGCCGGGATCTGTAACACATCAACTATATCGTTATAGTATGCGGCAATCTTTAGAACTTCGTTTTGATTATGAACATCAGTAAGTGTTTTACAACCTACTTGTTCTTTTATCATTTTAAAATCTTTAAGTGTAGTTTCTAATCCTACACCTCGTTTGCCTTTGATGTTGGTTCTATTTGCTTTATCAAAACTTGCCTTGAAATAGTATTCTATATCGTATTTGTCACAAACACGTTGACACTCGCGAGCAATCTCCATACTTTGATGTAGAGTTTCGTGTTGACAAGGTCCTGCTATAATTCTCATTCGTATCTATTTCCATTAAACACACAAACAAAATACAATTCTTCATTGCCTGCGTGTACACGATGAAACACACCGTCTTCAATTAACACAGTATCACCTGCTTCAACATGATAGGTAACACCGTCAAGTTCCATAGTTCCATAACCTTCTACAAACATATAAACTTCTTCCTGCCCTTCGTGCTTGTGTCCGCTTGTACTCTTACGTGGATTTAATCTTGTACTACTTACTACAAGAGTTTTTAAATGAGTGTTGTCTTTTACAACATAACGTTCATCGTTCTTTACAACTGTTCCTTCAATATTAGAACTTTTGAACTTCATTGTTAACCCTCGTAGATTGCTGAATTGGCACCGTGTTCAGCACATTCTACTCGTACACAGTAACAACGGTTGTCACTCATTTCACGTACTAGTTTATCAGCAAAATTAAATGCGTGTTCAGCAAACTTCTCTGCGCCAACACCATCCATAATAACAACTTCTGCTAGATCCATATCATTAAGTTTTAAAAATGTATCCAAGTGTGGATCGTGTTTATCAATTGCTGTTTTGTGATCGAAGTGATCTTCAAGCCACTTCTTCAAAGGCTTTAGTCCGCCAAAGTCAACTGCCCAGTTTTTGTTGTCTAGTTCATCACAACCAAACGTGAATGTAAATGCTAGACTGTAACCGTGTAGTAGATGACAGTGTGAATGATCTGCGTTAGGTTGACGGAACACTGCCGATAGGCCAATGTTGTGTCCGTAGTGTTTTGTACTGTAATGTTTTCCCATTATTATCTCCTATACTTTAATAATGGCGGCAGAATTAGAAGGGTTGACGCCAAGTCCTTTATGTTATATATCTTCTTTAAGTTTAACAATTAAATTTTCGATTATTTCA